ATGAGGAACATTTGCTGGCTGGGTTTGACTGTGTCGCGACATCCGGAAGGGCGATGGTGATCATGCCGCTGCCCATGTGTGCGCATTGCGGTGTCAAGCCGGTGCCGTCTGCTCGGGCGACGTACTGCTCGGGTGGTCATGCGCAGGCGGCTCGTCGGGCTCGCGAGCGGTCGGGAAAGGTCGCGCAGTTGCCGACGCCTCTGCCGGATGGCCCGGCGTCGATGTCCACTGAGGCGCTGGTGCGCGCCGATCTTGAGGTTGGCGATCGGTTGGCGACGCCGCTGGGTGGGATGGCGATGCAGCTCGCGCGGCGGGTGGATCAGGCGACTGCGGTGATGGGGTACGCGGCGCTGGTGAAGCAGCTGATGGCGACGTTGGATGCGGCGATGCGGGGTGTCGCGGTCCGTACGGACGCTGTCGACGATTTGAAGGCTAGGCGTGACGCTAAGCGCGCCGCTGGTTGAGCCGGCGTTCCGGTCGTCGCCGGAGTACTCGTCGACGTTCGGGCCTGAGGTCGCAGACTTGTGTGATCTGGTTGGGTTCGGGCCGGATCCTCAGCAGCGGCTGGGCCTGGATCTGGTGTATTCGCGGTCCGGTGGGCGGCATGCGGCGATGTCGGCGACGATCGTGGCGCCGCGGCAGAATCTGAAGACGGGGCTGTTGAAGCAGAAGGCGCTCGGCGACCTGTACTTGATGGAGGAGCCGTACATCGTCTGGTCGGCGCACATCTTTGATACGGCCCGGCGGGCGTTTATGGAGCTGAAACAGCTGATCGAGGGGTCGGAGTATCTGTCGCGGCGGACTGACCGCATCTATGAGGGCACCGGCACTGAGGCGATCGTTACCACTACTGGTGGGCGGTTGGAGTTCAAGGCCCGGACTAACACGGGGTCGCGTGGCTTGGCGGTGCCGAATCTGTTCATGGATGAGGCGTTCTCGTTGAAGGCGCCGGCGATGGCGTCGCTGCTGCCGCTGATCCTGGCCCAGCCGGATCCGCAGGTCATTTACGCGTCCTCGGCGGGGTTGTCCGATTCGGATTTTCTGCGGTCGCAGCGTGACCGTGGCCGGGCCGGGGACCCGACGATGACCTACCTTGAGTGGTGCGATGACCTGCCCGGCGAATGCCAGCAGCGGGACTGCGAGCACCAGTGGGGGAAGGTCGTCGGCTGCCGGATGGATGACGTCGCCCGCTGGTATCGGGCGATGCCAGCCCTTGGTGGGCGGGTGACGATCGAAGCGGTCCAGCTGCTGCGTCGCGATCTATCCGCAGAGGACTTCGCCCGGGAGTGCCTCGGTGACTGGGACGACCCGGGCAGCGTGGGCCGTCCGATCGACCCGGCAGCGTGGCAGGCGCTCGAAGACTCGGCGTCGACTGCGAAGACGGTTGCGGCGTTCGGTGTCGAGGTGTCACTGGACCGGGCGTTCTCCGCTATCGCCGTTGGCGGGCCGCGGGGGGACGGCAGGGTCCATGTCGAGCTCGTTCCCACGGTGCGGGGCGGGTCCGAGTTCGTGGGTCGTGGTTCCGGGTGGGTCGTTGCCCGCTGTGTCGAACTGGACGCGGCGCAGGGGCCAGCGGTGTGGGCTGTGGACGGCGGCGGTGAAGCGGCTGCGCTGGTGGACGAGCTGGAGAAGGCCGGTCTGAAGGTCGTGCGCATGTCATCCGGTGATCGTGCCGCTGCGTCGTCGGGACTGGCTGAGGCCGTGAAGGACAAGACGGTCTCCCCGCACGGCCCGCGCCCGGAACTGGTCGCGGCGGTTGAGGGCGCGAAGAAGAAGCCGCTGGACGACGGGAAGTTCACGTTCAGTCGGCGGGTGTCCACCGTCGACATCACGGCGCTGCTCGCGGTCAGGAACGCGCACTGGGCGACGGACCTGGGCTACAACGTGCTCGACTCGATCTGGTGAGGAGGCGCTGGTGAAGACGAACAGCTTCTGGGAGCGGGCGAGTGCGTTGGCTGCGAAGGCAGAGGGCCGCCAGTTCACTCCCGAAGAACAAAACGAATGGGACACCCTCAACGAAGAGGCGGCCGCGTTAGACAAGCGCATCAAGTCCATGCTCGCGTGGCGAGAGAAGCAGTCGGCATGAGAGTGATAGCTTGGTGGTGCTCGGGTAAGGACTCCCCCGGCCACCGGCCGGAACGTCCCCAACCAAAGGTCATCGGTCGACTGGCTGAGTGGACGACGAACCAGTCGGTAACCCCGGGTCGTCGGTGGCTTAACATGCGGGGCGAGCGCCTCGCGACGAGAAAGCCCCTGAGGTATCCCTTGGGGGCTTTCTCATGAACTGGAATCCGTTCCGGCGCCGCACCGAGCAGCGTTCCCTCGACGTGCCGTGGAATGTCGGCGCGCCGCTGGTGAGCGCGTTCGATGTGTCCCTTGACCGGGCGTTGCAGCTCGGTCCGGTGTACGCGGCGGGCAGGCTGATCGCCTCCAGCGTCGCGGCGCTGCCGATCCAGCAGTACCAGCAGCGGGGCGAGGCTCGGCAGAAGATGTTCCCGTCGAACCTGTTCCGGCAGCCGTCGTCCCAGGGCACCCGATACGACTGGATCTTCCGGTGCGTGACGTCGCTGATGTACCGGGGCAACGCTGTCGCGATGGTCACGGCCCGCGACCAGGACGAATACGTCACCGCAGCGGAATGGGTCAACCCCGACGACATCCAGGTGCTCGACTCGCAACTGTCCGGGCCAGGGTCGTTCACGCAGCCACTCTGGTACTGGCGCGGGCGCCAGATCAACCCGGCGAACCTGATCCACATCCCGTGGTTCGTGGTCCCGGGCAGGGTGTGGGGCCTCTCGCCGCTAGGCGCATATGCGGCCACAGTCGGGGTTGGCCTGTCGGCGCAGCAGTTCTCGAACGATTGGTTCGCCGGTGGCGGTGTCCCTCCGGGGACGTTCAAGAACGAGCAGCAGACGGTCGACCAGACCGAGGCGCAGGTGATGAAGAAGAGGCTCGGGCAGGCGATCCGGTCCCGGGAGCCGATCGTGTACGGGCGAGACTGGACGTACACCCCGATCGCCGTGTCGCCGCATGAGGCTCAGTTCGTGGAGACGATGCGGCTCACCGCGTCGCAGATCGCCGCGATCTACGGCATCCCACCGGAGATGATCGGCGGCGAGACCGGCGGCAACCTGTCCTACTCATCCCCGGAGCAGCGGGAGATCGAGTTCGTGCAGTTCTCGCTGCTGCAATGGCTCGTGAAGCTCGAGTCGCATTTCTCGGCGCTGCTGCCGCCGGGGCAGTACGTGAAGTTCAACGTGGACGGGATGATCCGCACCGACGTCGCGACCCGGTATAGCTCGTATCAGACGGCGCGGATGATCGGGATGCTCAGCATCGATGAGATCCGGGCGTTGGAGGACATGGCGCCGCTGCCGGGCGGCGCCGGGCAGGATTACACCCCGCTCGCCGTGAAGCAGCTCGCCGCCGCCGCCCCGCAGCTCCGCGAAGCCGAGTTCGACGCCGACGGTGACCTCGCGGTCATCACCGACGACGAGGTCCGGCAGGCACTCGACGAGGCCCGCTACGACACCAGCCCGCTGGGGACGGGCAAGAACTGGGTGTCCGGCGTCGGTGGGCTGCCCGCGTTCATCCGCGCCATCGCGCACGCCCTCATGCGGACCGGTCATGACGAGTCCCAGGCCATCCAGATGGCTGTGGGGGTGGTGAAGCGGTGGGCGGCTGGCGGCGACAACGTGACAGCGAAGACCCGCGCGAAGGCTATTGCCGCAGTCGCCGAATGGGAAGCCAAGAAGGCCGCCTCGCACGCGAAGACCGCAGCGAAATGAGGACCGATGGCGAAGTACACCGCTGACCAGATGAAAGCGCTGGGGGCGAAGGGGCAGGCGTTCAAGAACCCCGACGGATCGTTCTCCTACCCGTGCGCCGATGCTGAGGACTTGGGAAAGGCGATCCTTGCGGTCGGCCGCGGCGGCGCAAGTCACGACGCGCTGCGGAAGTACATCATGGCCCGCGCTAAGGCGCTGGGTCTCACATCGAAGATCCCTGACAACTGGAACAGCGACGGAAGCATGCGAGGAGCCGAAATGGCCGAAGTTGAACGCCGGTTCACCCCGGGCGTCGTCGAGCTCCGAGCGACAGAAGACGCAAAACGAATCGGCGGGTATGCGGCGGTGTTCGGGCCGTTGTCCCGGAACCTCGGCGGTTTCGTCGAGCGTGTCGAGCCGGGCGCGCTCAACCAGTCCCGCGCCTCCGGGTGGCCCAACGTCGTCGCCCGGTACAACCACGACGGGAACATGCTGCTCGGCACCATCGCCGGACGCACCCTCGACCTGCGGATCGACACCACTGGCCTCTGGTACGAGGTGCTGCCGCCAGCGGCGCGTGCCGACATCCTTGAACTGGTGCAGCGCGGCGACGTGCAGCACTCCAGCTTCGCGTTCCGGGTAGTCACCGACGACTGGACGACCACCGACCAGAACTACCCGATGCGGTCCCTGCAAGAAGTGCAACTTGTCGACGTCGCCCCGGTGATCACGCCCGCGTACCCGGACGCCACGGCGGGGCTGCGCTCGCTCGCCGAGCACTTCTCGGCTGACGTGGAGGAGGTCCGCTCGCTGGCCGAGGCCGATGACCTCCGCAAGTTCTTCGTCCGCACCGACACCGGCGCGGGCGTCGTGAAGAAGCCGCAGATGTTCGCGGCATCGGCAGCTGCGCAGCTGCTCGCACGACGTCAGGACCCATGGGCCTGACCTGAACTGGGGGCGCCGGCAACGCAACCACGCCCCCGCACCGATCCACCCCGGCCCGGCCGCCAACGCAAGCGCCGAGTCACCCGCACCAGCCCCGTACGGCGGCGCAGCCAACGCAAGCACGTCGCAGCCCACATCCATCACGACCCCTTAGAGAGGGGGATTTCGGTATGTCCGAAATCGCGAAGCGGCTGCGCGACAGACGGCTGAACGTCTGGAACGAGGCCAAGGCCCTGACCGACACGGTCACCGAAGAGAACCGGAAGTTCACCGCCGAAGAGCAGGGCTCCTGGGACGCCTTCAACGAGGAACTCGACAACCTCGACAAGCGGATCAAGTCCGTCCTCGAACAGGAGAAGCGAGCCAAGGACGCCGACGACACGTTCAACGCGCTCGCCGGCAAGCCTGTCGAACGGGCGCAGCAGAACGAGGGCAACACGGAGCTGCGGGCGTTCTTCCGCGGCGACCCCGGAGCGCCCAGGTTCTACGACGTCAACCCCACCGGCATCGTCGACTTCCGGCAGATCCGGGAAGAGCAGCGCGTCGGGCTGACGAAGCTCACCGCCGCGGCCGGCCTGAACACTGTCCCGACGTCGTTCTATGACCGGCTCGTCGCGCACCTCATCGAGGTGTCCGGGATGCTGAAGGCCAATCCGACGGTGCTGAACACCACGTCGGGTGAGGTCATCCAGGTCCCGAAGACGACCGCCCACTCCACTGGCGCGCTCGTCGCTGAGCAGGCAGCGCTGTCACAGTCCGAGCCGACGTTCGGGCAGATCTCGCTAGGCGCGTTCAAGTACGGCGTGCTGATCCAGGCATCCCGGGAACTCCTCAATGACACCGGCGTCGACCTTGAGGGATACCTGGCGATGCAGGCCGGCCGCGCGATCGGCAACGCGCTCGGCACGAACCTGATCACCGGCACCGGCACCACCATGCCCCGCGGCGTCGTCGTCGACGCAACCTCCGGAGCCACCGGTGACACCGTCGCCAACGGCGCGGCAGTGATCGGCGCGCCAACCTACGGGCCGCTCGTCGACCTGCAGTACTCCGTCATCGCCCCGTACCGCGACTCCTCGTCGTGCTACTGGATGCTGAAGGACTCCACGGTCGGTGCGATCCGGAAGATCCGTGACACCACCGGGCAGCCGATCTGGCAGCCGTCGATGCAGCTCGGCGCGCCGGACATCCTGCTCGGCAAGCCGGTCGTCACCGACCCCAACGTCGCCGCAGTCGCGTCGGCAGCGAAGTCGGTCCTGTTCGGCGACTTCTCCCAGTACTTCGTCCGGCTTGCCGGCGGGGTGCGATTCGAGCGGTCCGACGACTTCGCGTTCTCCACGGACATGGTCACCTTCCGGTGCATCCTCCGCGGCGATGGCGCGCTCGTCGACCTCACCGGTGCGGTTAAGTTCCTCACCGGCGGCACCGCGTAGATCAACAGTCGTCTGGGTGGGGCCGACCAAGCCCCACCCAGGCGCTCACGAAGTGAGGGGCTCATGCCGGTCTATGAATATGTCGTGGTGCGCAGGTCGGTGTCACCGGCCGTCCGCACCAACGGCACCCTAAACGGTGCCGCCGTGAACCTCAGCACCTACGGGGCAGAGTCAGGGATCGCTTTCATCAACACCGGCACCGTCACCGACGGGTCGCACGCGGTATCCGTGGAGGAATCTGACACGGGCGCCGGGGGATGGTCGGCGATCCCGGCCGGCCGGCTGTCGGCGACGCCCCCGACGATCACGTCCGCGAACAGCGACACCCAGTTCGAGACCGGGTTCTCCGCGGGGAAAGCGTTCGTGCGGGTCGTCATCGTGACGACCGGCGCGACCACCGGGGGGCTGCTGTCGGCCGGCGTGGTGATCGGTGATGTCGGCTACGACCCGGTCAGCCACGCCTAACCCACGTTGCCGAGGAGGCATCCAGTGAAAATCCGCATGCAAGTCGACATCTCCGGTACCCGCGGCGACGGCCGGGACTGGCCCCGCCGAGGCGGGGAGATCGACGTCGACGACCAGGAAGGCGCCGACCTATGCGCGGGCGGGCTGGCCACCCCCGTCGCTGTCGACGAGGAGCCCCCGGTGGAAACCCGCGGCGAGCCCACCGCCGCCGAGGTGAGGGCCTGGGCCGCAGAGAACGGCGTCGACGTCGCCGCCAAGGGCACCGTTCCCGCTGACGTCGTCGAGCAGTACAAGGCTGCGCAGGGCTGATGTACACCATCGGGTCGCAGGCGCATCTCACAGCCACGTTCAAGGACCTGAGCGGGGCTCTCGCCGACCCGACGACCGTCACCATCACAGTCACCCTCCCGAACGGCACCGCCGCTGTCGGGTCGCCGTTCACCGCGGCCCGTGATTCGCTGGGGCAGTACCACTACGACTACACCACCACCGTCGCCGGCATCCACCAGTACTACTCGACCGGGACGGGTGCGGTGGCCGGGGTCGGGTTGGCCGACGTGTTCACCGTTGCCCCGGCCACCACCGCCGCTTTGATCTCGCTCGGCGACGCCAGGGAGGCGCTCGGCAGGACCGCAGGCGTTGTCGCCGCCGATGACGGCGAGATCCTGCTGATGATCCGGGCCGCGACGGAGGTCATCAACCAACTCGCCGACTACACCGTCGCCACGACGGTCACCGAACGCGTCGATTCCACCGTCGACCGGTACGGCCGGGGCGTGATCATGCTGTCCCACGTCCCCGTGATGACCGTGCAAACCATCGCCGGGACGCTGCCTGCCGCGCCCACGATCACGGTGGACGCGAACGCGCTCGACATCACCACGGGTGAGTACATCCTTGGGACGGCCGGCTTCTACGGCCCGCAGAAGGTCACCTACACCGCCGGGCGGGCCACCGTCCCCGCCGCTTTGCAGGAGGCGTGCCGCCTCGAGGTCGCGCACCTCTGGGAGACGCAACGCGGCGGCGCCGTGGTGCCGTTCGGCGGGCAGGAAACCGAGCCGACCATGTTCGGTTTCCCGGACCGGGTGCTGCAGCTGGTCAACGACGCCGGCAGCAAACGCTTCTCCGGTGTCACGTGAACACGACACTTCTACCGGCCACGGTCGACTATCTCGTCGCCCTGTTCAAGGCAGCAGCAACGATCGGGGCGGCCACCCCGCCGGTCGAGGTCATCGACGGCCCGATGCCGAACGCCGGGACGCTGCCGCTCGCGCTGTGGGTCGGCGTCGATGATCTCCTCGCCGCGTCGAACGGTGAGGCGACGACGGCAGCGGACAGCGAGAAAACCCGGGCCACCACGACGCAATGGGAGGAACAGATCACCGTCTACTGCGTCGCCGCGGCATGGACCGGTAACGAGCAGAACGGCTACAGCGCACTCCGCGCAGCCGCGGCGGGGATCGTGTCCGCCGTCGAAACCATCGTCGCCGCTGACGCAGCCGCAGCCCCGGCGACGTCGCAGAACCCGGGCGTGACCGCAGGCAAGTGGCAGCAACGCCCATACAACGGGCTGCAGGTATTCGTACCGTTCGAGATCGCCTACCGAGCCCTGTGAGGGACTGATGGATAAGACGCTGACCGACGCGGTTCTGGTCGCGAACGAGGCTGGGCTGACCGACCGCGACCTCGCGGCTGTCGTCGAGGCTGCCACGGTCGCGCGGCGTGAGGCTGAGCGGCCGGGGTTGGTGGCGTTGGCCCGTCCGGGTCTGCCGCCGGTCTACGTCGCTGCCGAATCAGTCGAGTATTACGAGTCGCTCGGCGTGCAGCGTGAACAACCCGCCGATGAACCCAAGCCTGCCAAGGCGGCCAAAGCCGCAGCGAAGAAGGAGACCTAGACATGGCAACGATTGCGACGCAGCTGCCCACGGTAGCCGCCCCGATCACCCCGACCTATACGGCGGTGACTGCTGCGGACAAGTTCACGGCGCAGCCGGGCGCTACCTACATGATCTCCTACGTGAACGGCGCCACGGCTGGCACGTTGACGCTGTGGGTGCTGGAGCAGGTCGCGACCCCGCCCGTAGGTGCCCAGGCGCCGGCCATCCCGACTGGCGCGACGAAGTGGTCCGACGCGCTGATCTCCTCAGCGTTGGGCTCGAACGCATCCCGGATCATCGTCCTCGACAAGTCGATCGTCTCGAATTTCATCGACGCGACCGGGTTCGTGAACCTGAAGCACAACGGCACCCTGACCACGATCACCGTCGCGATTTTCGGCCCCTTCTAAACCTGTCCAGCCCTCTTCCACCCCGGCGACCGGGGTCCCTCGTCACGCCCCGAGAAAGGTCCACCAATGGCCGCGACCGTACTTGCCACACTCAACCCCTACCTCCCCATCGACATCCGCAAGATCTACTGGGTGCCGGCGATCGCGAACATCGCGGCACCGTCCAACGCCGAAATCAACGACCCGACCTGCATCGACCTGTCCGGGCAGGTCGTTGACGCCCCGGGGTGGTTCATCGACGGGTCGATCGTTCAGTCGCAGTCGTTCGCCGGGCCGGCGCTGAACCTCATCGGCGCGCAGTCCTTCGCCGAGTCGTCGCTGGTGGTGCGTAACTCCAGGACATCGACGGACGCGCGGACCGTCCTGATCGTGCAGCGGCCCGCGTTGACGGGGTTCATCGTGATCTTCCCCGAGGGGAACACGACAGGTTTCAAGATGGACGTGTTCTCGGTGGCCGTTAACGCAGCACCGAAGTCTCCGGGCCAGCTCGACCCGTCGACGTCGGAGTTCAAGTTCGCCATCTTCGATGGCCGGGCACGCGTCACCGTCCCATAACCGAGAAGCGGGGGAACCATGAACCGGAAATACAACATCAACGGCACGGTTTACGAGTACGACATGGACCGGATTACCGTGCGGGACGCGATGATGCTGAAGACGGCGACCGGGCTGAACCTGCAGCCGTTCTCGACGGGCCTGTCCGAGCTCGACCCGCAGTGTCTGGCTGCGCTGGCGTGGCTGGTGCAGACCAAGGCCGGTGTGAAAGGCCCGAGCGGGGAGCCGCTGAAGCTGGCCGACGTCGACTTTGACGTGATGGAGTTCTTCGTCGAGGAGCCCGAACCTGAGCCGGTGGACCCTACTCCCGGCGAGGATTCGACCTCTCCCGAGGATTCGACCTTGCCCGGGCCGCTGACGACTACGCCGTAGCGATCCTGCGCGTCTTCGGGGTCAAGCCGTGGGAGATTCCGCGCCTGACCGCAGCCCACTTCGAGGCCATGTGCAAGCACATCGACGAGATGAACAAGAGGGGGTGAGTCATGCCGCCGCGGGTGAACATCACGGTGCAGACGAGGGGCGCGGACAAGCTCGCCCGGGTCGGGAACGCGATCAAGGTGTCTGGCGACAAAGGTCTCGACCGGGCGCTGCGGCGGGCTGGGCAACGGTGCGGAAAGCCGATGAAGACCGCAGCCCGGGAAGGCGCGCTTAAGCGTCTACCGAAACAGGGCGGCCTGGCTGAGCGGGTCGCGAACTCGAAGTTCAGTGTGCGCATGACCAGCAGCGGTAAGCGCGTCGGCGTTCGCGTCATCGGCCGCAGCGGCTACGACCTGGACGGCATGGACCAGGGCAAGATCCGCAAACCTGTGTTCGGGAACCGGAAGAACTGGGTCAGCCAAGAGATCGAGCCGGGCTGGTT